GATAAAACCGCCTGCCCCACTACCACTTGACATTCCGCCTTGTACCATTGCAGCCAACGGGCCAGTAATGTAGGATTTGACAATCATTCGATTGATGTCGTTGACAACGGAAGTGGCAAAAGAACTGATGTTTATTTTGCCAGTATTCAGAAACTGAGTAGCTCCATCCTCAATCGCTGAGAACGTATTTGTGAAAACTCGTTCCGCTGCACCAGCAACGTCTTGAACTTGCTTCAAGTAAGCAGTGAGAGCAGTGTTGGCCCCAAACTGCCAGGAAGCATTCAGCTCGTTCTGCTTTGCAATTTGTTGATCCAACGCAGCAATCATCCTTTTCTGCGCTTCCTCATTCTGTGCCCGGACTTGCGCCGCAGCAGTAGGGTCGTCGCGCACAGCCGCAAGAGCTCGCTGCATGTCCAAATCCAATTGCCGAAGTGCAGTCATCCTGCGTTGCGCATCTGCGTTCTGCCCAAGCAAAGACGTTTCGAACGCAATGTCCGAAAAGGTCTCATCCAATTGCTTGCTGTAATCCACAAGAGCTTCGTATGCCTTTTGGCGCAATTGCAAATCTTCTTCCTCAGCTTTGCGCAAAACAGCTCGCTGCATAACCTCCTGTTCCATTGCATAAATGCCTTCGTACCGAAGTTTCAGCATTTCCTTTTGGTCTTGCGTCATCTTCGATGCGTCAACATCCTGCATGAACTTCAACCGATCGCTCTCGGCCTTTGTCAGCTCGCGGGTTGCAGTAAGCTCCGCAGCAGCAAGAGCAATGCGCTCAAGTGTCAATTTGTTGTAGCGCTCAAAATCAGAATTGACCTTGTCAGGCTTGCCACCAGTAGGCGCACCAGACATGGCATCAGGTCGATTAGCACTCAGGTCAATCGCTTTCTTTTGTGCATTAGCGGCAAGGCGTTGCTTTGCGCCTGCAGCAGCTTTTGCAAGGATTCCATTCAGTTGCTTCTCCATAAAGCCGCCCTGAATGGCGAATCCGTCATCAACTGCCGAAGCAACATCCTTTCCGTAGTCTTGAAAGACTTTCTTGTCAACTTGAACCTTTTCAATGCGAACCGCGTCGATAAGACTCATGCCAACTTTGCTTCGAATAGCGTTGACACCGTCGATAACCACATTGAGGGCCTTCTCGATCCATGTGGCAATCTGGTTATAGACCAGCTTAAAGATGTTTCCAACAACTCCGGGAAGTCCACCAAACACGCGGCCAATCAATACTGCGCCAGCAGTAATATATCCAGCGATTGCATCCATTATCCGTGCAATGACGCGAGCAACACCAGCAAATCCACCTTCCACATCACTAAAGAAAGTCGTATAGGCAGAAAACCAACTTCCGACAGATTCTTTGGTCATCCCGCTTGCAGATGAATAAAAGTCAGAAACTGTGGAAACAAGTGATTCCCACCATCCAGAAATAGTTGAAGCAGCCGTTGCGAAACCAGTTGTGACTGTATCAACAAAAGCAGAGAACAAGTCTTTGACAGTTGTGATGTTGTCAATGCCAAGAAGCCAAGAATCGCCAAAAGCAATTACAGCCGCGGTCGCAGTAACAATCAGAATAAACGGGTTCGTCGCAAGCAGTAGCACGAGCCGGCCCATTGCAGCCGCAGCGCTTACCAGGGCAGCAGCGAAAGCAGTGATTATCGTTGGCGCAAAAGCAGTGGCTACTCCAGCACCAACAACAAGAAGAGCCTTTCCAATAAAGTCAAGGTTCTTCACAAGCATACTGACGATATCAAAAAACTTGTTCGAAACGCCAAGCGCTCGGTTTATTTCGCCAACATATTTGATAATGCCATTTTCAAGAACAATGAACGCTTGTCCAAAGGTCTTGTCGGTCTTTTCAAACATTGCCGCAAGTTCGGGAGCGCCCTTCGTGAACGCTTCAAAGAACTCTTTTGCCGAAAGCTTGCCGTCAAGCATCCGGGCGCGAAGCTTGGAAATTGAACCGTTAGTGCCTTCGATGTTCTTGGCCACAGTGAGAAGCACGAGCGGCAAGTTTTCAACCATTGAGTTGAACTCCTGCGCACGAATTCTGCTCATGCCCATTGCTTGGGACAGCTGAAGGAGCGCTCCACGGGCCTGCGTGGCAGTGGTGCCCTGCACAGCCAAGGCTTGACCAATGCTCTCTGTGAACTGGAGATTCTCTTTTGTGCTCGTTCCGAGCTCTTTTGCACCAATCGTCAGTCGGTGATACAGGTTGACCATGTCCCCCATAGGCTGCCGAACTCGTTGGGAGAGTTCATACAGTTCCTCAAGAACTTGATTCGTTTCTTGTTGGGACTTTGTAAAGACATTGACCTTGTTAGCAATCGACGTCCACTCGTCTGCCCATTTTGCAATCTGTCCGATCGCAAGTGCAGACATGAGCCAATCAATTTGACGCTGAAGCCTTGCAAGAGGGCTGATAGCATTGGTCGCAGCTTGGCCAATCTGGTTCAGCTGACGAACAACAGTTGTTCCACCAGCAGTCCGGATGACAATGTTAATATTCTGCGTCGCCATCTTATCTCACAACAATGTTGAACTGCCCCATTTGCGCAATCGCACTCACGATCGCAGTTTCCACAAACAAGCTTGGCGCCTGTAGCGAGTACCCTGCATTCAGTAATGCAATATAAGGCACATTGTTCGTGATATAAACATCCTGTCCATGGGACAGACCCCTCAACACCCTTTGCGCTTCACTGTAGGATTGCAATGGGGCGCTTGGCCCAGGTGTCCAAGTAAGGTCAGGCGCACCAATTGCGGTCTTCCAGTTACCAGATGCCTGACCAGTGGCTATTGGAGTTGTGTTGGAAACATGCTCGACAACATTCAATGCCACCTCGCGTTGCAGAGCAGCAATTCGCGAGGGAACTGCGTTGGCCATGTTTCTCATGGATGTGGCAAAGACGTTAAGGGTTGCCATTTTTCGTCTTTGTCTTTTTCGATAGGTGTTCGAAGTATGCTTTATCCATCTCTCGGATCAAGATGAAGAAGTAATCCCTTTGTTCACCTTCGATATCGAATTCATTGCAGTAGTCTCGAATCGCAGTCCAAGGGATTGGGGACTCACCATGCCCCGACACTTGCCTGCAACTCGACAACTCAACAAACCCGTTGTAATACAGCGCCAGCCCTGGAAGCAATTCTGGCGCTTCTTGTATTACCTTAGGCAAAGGCATCTTAGACGCCTCTGCCCTTTTGATTAGGGCACTTTCGTTAGGCCCGTGGACGAGCCCATACAAAAGTACCTCGATCAGTTTCCCGAGTCGACTTCTTCGTCGTAACGGAACAAGCTTGCGTTCGCTGCCTGGGCCATCAGGTCTTCTGCCAGATCGGGCAGGTCTTCAAACAACGCCCCCGCAGCAGCTTTGCTGAACTGAATCGGCTTGCCATCCTTGCCGACGACGTTCTCCCATCCGAGCAGGCAAGTTTCAACGAAACACTTGCGATTGACCCGCTGCAGAGTAGCCACAGGGATGGTGCCCGCTGCCAAGCTACGACGCAGAGGCTTGGTTTCCACGTCGAGCATCTTCGCGTAGGCAGCATTCGAACCACCAGAGCGGGCGATGACAAACTTTGCCGGAGGTGCTTCCGGGTTCTCGTCATCGTGGTACTCGACAGTGATACCTTTCGTTTCGCGTTCCTTGTTCGTTTCGAACTTTTTGTAAATAGAAGACATGTTCCGCCAACCTTTGTTTTACATTGCGACCGTGGGCAGGTAAGGGAAGTATCCGAACAGCAAGGTGTGGCCGAACGAGGATTCAGCGCCCATTTGTTCGAGAGGCAAAGTGATCGGCTGATCCTGCTCCACATTCAGACGACCATTGCCCAAAGACATCAGCGGGATGTCCCACACAATGCCCTTGTTCGCTTTCGCCATCACTATGTCAATAGTGATGTCGGAATTGTTGCGCACGGCTTGCACAGCAGTGATAGACGAGAAGTAAGCAGTGAGGCTGCCACCAACTTCAAACGTTCCTGCACTGGTATCGAACGCACCGAGCACGCCGACCGCTTTGTTCGGCGTGACATTGTTGGTCAGCGTGATCGTCAGTTCCGTTGCGTAGGCAAACAACGGCGTCGCAGCCGCAACGAGCGGGTCCACAATGGCCAGTTGAATGCGGGAGAAGTCGTTCGAGGTATTGAACGCGTCTGCCGTTGCAAGGTCAACACGAGTTCCCGTCTTGACGCCAGTAACGCCAGTCCGTTGTTCGTTGTCAGTTGCAACAAAGGTCATGTCCAACGTCACCTTGTCAGCCTGCGGAACGTTGAGCGTCAGCTCGTTCGGCACAGCACCAGTCAGGTATTCGGACATCACACCGTCGTTGTCTTCGCCGAGGGTCCGTTCGAGTTGGTAGGTACGGCGAACGATGTCGGTCGAATCTTCGTTCTTCAGCACCGAGCCAAAGTAGATGTAAATCGTCTTGCCTGTTCCAGTTTCGTTCGCAGGCGTCCAGCTCACCTTGTCGAGCTCGATGTAGGTCGCTGCAACACTGCTGACGCGGGCATATCCATTGTTGTTGGCAAAGCGATTGCCAGCAGTGTCGTCGCCCAGGTAAATCCACTCGCCAGGAATCAGACCAAGTGTGGTAAAGTCGACAGAGCCGCTTGCCCGATTCAAACGAACGAGGGAACCGTTCATCACGACGTCGAGCGTGGCGCTGGCAAACTTGTAACCAACAACACGGGCTTCAGCAGTCGCCGGCGGGGAAGCTTCGTCAGCACTCGTTTCAACAACAACGAGGGCCGTTGCAGTCGATGCACTTGCAACCGTCTTGAGGCCGTTGTTGGCAGCAACGCCAAACCCGCTCAAGTAGACCAAATGGTTGGCCAAGTAGTTGAGCAGTCCGGAGGCGGCTGCATAGGTTTTCGAAGAACCAGTGACGCCGGTGATGGGCAACGCAGCACTGTTCATCGGCTGATTGGTTTTCTTTTCGCGGATGTCGGCAAAGAAGAACCCTTGCAGAAGGCGCAGGCTGTTCAGAACAGTCAAGTCTTGTTGGAACCCGCCGCTGGCATCCAGATCGGTCGTAACGCCTTTCTTGCGCTGGCGCGAAGGGTTGATCGGGTTGCGAGCCACGGTTGCAATCTGGCCGCCAAAATCCGAATAGGTATTCGGTTCGAGCAAATACCAATTGGCGCTTCCGCTGACAACCTTCGGGGAAGTTTCCTCAGCGAAGCGGAGGCCGGTAATGTTCGAGTCAATCTTGTTTGCCATTTTGCACCTCAGTTAAATTCGTCATATTGAAAGTCAGCCATGACAGTGACTCTCGAGGAAGAACCCTCTTTACCGCTTTCAGTGAAACGTATATTACGATACCAAATCGGAGACGATCGCAACATTTCCAAACCTTTTGTAAAGGCGTGCGCAAGCGTATCGACCTCAACATTTCCGTCGCCCACTGGTGCGTAGCACTCAATAGACAAAATTCCGTATCTTGTAAAGCGACGCTTCCCGTCACTCGTTGCCAAACTCGTCTGGCGGGAATCCGCATGCCGGACAGTTGGACGAATCCATTTTTCACCAACAGGAATTGTATCGGGTTTATCTGGCCACACTGTGATAACGCCAACAGGCGTCAAATCCTGCACAGCGGCAAACATTTCATCCTTGGCTTCTACGGGCGTCATTCTTTCAACCCGAAAACGTACAGGAGTCTTGTTGGCCCAGGCTTGAGGCATTGGCCCCAAAGAATGTTCCAGCGCGTATTGTCATCAACGTCCAACATGACTTTGTAATCGTCAAGAATTGGATTGTCCTTGGCTGGAACAATGCAGACGTGGCGCGTAACTCGAAGCAAATCTTGATCAACCCAATCAAAAGCAAGACCACGGCTTTCAGTTGGGATTGAAGTGTTTCCAATGACAAAACATCCGAAAGTTGCAACTTCGTCTGTTTCCTGGGCTCCTCCGGCAGGCCCTTTCCAAGGCTTATCAACGTCTGCGGAAGTACGCGACAACTTGTAAAACTTCAGCTCACGACCATTTGCTGCGACAAGTCTGTCAACAAGTGTTTGAATCTTGTCATAGTTCATGCTCGGACAAGTTGGCTACCAGAGCCAATGAGGCTTTTCATGAGCCCGTCGGGCAATGGGTAAGGCCGCGTAAGGTTGGGCAGTGCAACCCCGCCGCTAGTTGCGTATGCTCGCTCTTCACGAATAGGGCCAACCTCGTCAACGGTTTTCGTTGGCATGCGCCCAGTTTCGTCATACCCTGTCGGATCCGGAATCAAAGGCCCAATGCTTTCGCGGTATGCGTACTCTGCGCAGGCCTTGAAAAGCACATGAGGCGAAGTCGCTTCACCGCCAGTGACATAAATTCGCGGGAATTCAAGCGCTTGTGTTTCCGTGGCTTTCGCTCCACGAAGAACACTTCGCCAACGCATGTCGATATAGTCTGTTGCCTTGACAATGCAAGCTTCTTTGACTTCGTCGTCGAGGAGGTCCCATTGCTCATTTCCACGAAGAGCAAAGTAATCATTCGCTGTTGCTACGCTGATGTATGCATTGGCATCATCAAGCCCAGTGCCATCTTCAACAATCAGTGCCATGATTAGGGAGCTGGAATCCAGCGAGGACGAACAATAGAAATCAGCCGGGGAGTCGTGAGGTCACCAACACGAGTCTTTGTGACCCGCGGAATTCCGCGCCTGCGACGAAAGACACGAACTTTCATAGTCACTCCTCAAGAACTGTACGTCTGCGGTCAAGTAACCGCAGACATCTAGTCCTTAACGTCTGCTCTTCTGCGACAAGCGCTGGTCAAGGATCGAACGGTTGGGCAGAGGCAAACTGCGGATGCCCAACTTGCCCATCTCCTCCGCAACCGCAGCACGACGAGCCTGCTGTGTGGCAAGGTAGGCTGAGATCTCGCTCTGGACAACCAAATGTTCCGGGGGCTGGAGGCTCAGCTTGCGGGAATTCAGAATGTCAAGCATCGACTGGCAGCGAGCCTTGTGAGCTTGCAGCTTTGCCAATTCAGCATCGATTTCAGCAATCGTTTTCTCGCCCTTGGCAATCTGCGCATCCAAAGAACCATCAGCGTCGATCTCGGCAAGCTCTTCGTCAATGTCTTGGCCGAGTGCGCTGGTGATTTGCCCAGACGCATTGAACTGCGTTTGAGGCATGTCCTCGCTGATCGTTGCCACACTTTGCTTTTCCTCGGCGTTTACGGCGGTCACAGGTGCAGGCTGAGCAGCAGCTTCCGCTTTCTTTGCGGCCAAGCTTTGTCGGGTAAAGCCCTGGTCAACCGCATTGACGTCGTCCCTGGAAATGCTCGGGTCGCCCGCAAGCATTCGCAGTGTTTCCAGACGGGGAGCGCCCTCAGCCGTCCAGTGGTTGTCGTTTCCCGCATCCAGTTTGCCCAAGGCATCCTGGATCTTATCGTTTTTGTTCATCGTTTTGCTTCCAATCAGTCGTCGCCGAGCACAATGTAGGCAATGTGCAGGACGCCGGTCACCGTCAATGCTTGCGTATCAGCGCTGATCGTAGCATCGTCAATGATCAGGTTGAGGTTCAGTTCGAGCGAACCATCAGTGTTGTCCAAGATTGCTTGCGTCGCGTTCGCTCCGCGAGCCACCGGGGAAACACCTGCCGTTGCAGCACCAAGCGCCGAAGACGCAATGATGTCAACATCGCTTCCGGACAGCGTAGCGTCTCCAGTTGCGGTGGAGCCAACGCTGTAGTCGCCATCAAACGTAGCAGTGATGCCGGAAGCACTGGAAGCCTTCGTGAACTGCATATAGCTCACGGCGCCGAGAAACAGAATGTTCCCTTCGGGCAGATCACCGATGACCGCTGTGGCATATCCAACGCCACTGGCACCGTTCACCGTAGTGATGGCCTTTGCCGACACAGCAATTGCCTGGCGAATGACCTCCTGCCGCTGAACACCGCCCCGCGACATCGTACGTTGCAAACCCTTCATGTGATTCTCCTGGTTAGCCAAAAAACCCTGCATCCGAAGATGCAGGGAATGGCGGGAACAAATTACGCTTCGCGGGTGATCAGCCGAGCGATCTTGATCTGCTTGCGCTCGGAGTACGAACGCATCCAGGAACCGGCGTG